AGAACCTCGACTTGTTGCGGCGCAATATCAGGTTCCATCTGCGCGACTTCAGCGTCTTCTCGCCTCGTGTTCCGCTCGGCAGTCGCCTGGGCAACTTGCTGAATTTCTTCCTCACTCCTGACCAGGGCGCTATCAACACCCAGCTTCGTCGCCATCCAGGGCAGGAGGTTTTCCATCTTCAGCGTTGCGGCCATCAATTCGTGGTTACCGAAGGCCATTGCTGCTTCGAGCAACACGCGAACACTGGTCAAATCTTCCTGATCCTGCACTTTCGCGAGGGGTGAGGTGTGTTTTATCGTGACCAGTTTACCATTTATTTCAAGCGGTTGAATTTCTCCCTCTTCCATTAAGATGTCGATGGATCGGCGGACGATCTTCTCGATAAACTCAGTCTGCAAGCGGGCGAAGGCGCTCCCGGATTGCTGCATCATCTCTTGATTACGCATCGATATTTCGGTTGCTGTGCGTACCGGGGCGTCCATGTCGCCGAAAGGCTCGGCAAATAAAACCCTATTAATGGATTTCTTGAGTTCCTCGACCCCATATTGCTGCAACTGGGGATTGCCGGCCATAGGCAACGGGCGGAGGGTTGGATTCTCCGACGAATTACTGCCCACGGCTATAATGCTGCCGGGCTCAATTTTGACGGAAAAGGGATTAATGACGCCATCGTCCGCCGCCGTATAAACGCCAGCCGTTTGCAGGGCAAGTGATTTTATTCCCCACTTTTGAACAGCGTTTAACATTTTAATATCGGCCAGGACGGACATCACCCGGCCCCTGCCTAGCACTTCACCAGGGCGAACCGACTCGCGGAATACGATCCAGGGGGAAACTTTGTACTCCCTCATATAAATGAGGTGCTTCGCCTCTTTTTCCATGCAGCATTGGTAATACAATCCCGCCTCCGGCTCGTAGATCGTACCTTCTACGATCTGAACCCGGGTATCAGGTTTATCAGCCAGCAATGATTTGCACTTTTCACTCAGGTCGGCATCCGGCCAAAGACGTTTGATATTCCGAGCGACGACCTCGTGCTGACGCCAAATTGTTTCGAGTGTGCCCCTGGGCCCCTCTTCCGGAACCAACTCGGCCAGCGGAACCGCATTGAATCCGAGCAGCGAGGTCGGTCCATCGCTTCGTTCCAGAGTTATCGCGCCAGTGCTGACCGCCAAATCGGTAAATGCCTCATGCGCCTGGCTCGCGAAGTTGCTGTGGTTAAGGTGGTCAAATAGTTTTTTCGAAACCTGGTCGAGATAGTCCTGGGCGCGGCCTTTAAGCTGATCCGGGATATCGGATCCTGGGACTAACTTGACCCATTGCATCCAGGGTGGGACCAACATTGCCTGCAAACGTGTCGCGAATTGCTCGACCCCAAGTTCAGCCGTGCTGTCTACGATCTCCGGATCCCGTCTCTGACCTTTGCCCTGGCCCGACAGTGTGTCTCTTTTCGGTGCGGCGTACTTGTAGCAGTCCATGAGGACCGTATCCCACCGGGTGCGGACTGACTTCGCCGCTTCGAATCGTTTTGTGAGGTCATCTACTGTGCCCAGTTTGGGCGGGACAGAATATTTCATTACTTACCCCAAGGTTTCTTTTTCCGGGACTCCTGCCAATAACTGCGCTTTCCCGCGACGCTTGCGGGGGATACCGATATCCGGGGTATCTCGCTGGTTGCTAATCAAGCTAGTTCTCCCGGCATAGGATCGCTTCGTTGCATCCTCACGAGCCTTAATCTGCTTGTCGGTCTTCTCCATCTCTTCGAGAGACCTTTTTTCCTGCTTTTTCTCTAACACGGTCTTTGCCGGGGGAGCCGGGGTGGACCCTCCGCCAAAATTTAGCTGTACGCCTTTCAAATAATCGACCCAGGGTTTAGTCCACATAATCCATTCTCTCCGTCACCGTTAAATGTTCATCCTGGCCCGAGACCAGATAATCGTGCAGTTGCTTCGGCGTTACCATCGTCCAGGCCCTAATGCCTAACAATGCTTTCGTTTGCTCGGTGCAGTTCCAGCATGCTGGCACTAATTCCCGCACTCTATCCTGATCCGGCTCCGCATTCAACACTAAGACCCTGGTACACATGGAAAAATCCGGCATATCTGTGATATGTACGTCAGTCATGCCTCCCACCGAGTTCACCACTATGAACTGATCGCCCCATTCGAGGGCCCCCCAAACGTGGCCGAACTCCGGATCGAAAAGGTTAGTCCACCAGTATTCGACCTGGAACGGCTCGAAGGCGATGAACCAATGCCTCTCAGCCAAACGCTGACCACCCCATGTCGGCTATCGCTGGTGCGCGGGCGGTCCTCTTTTCCCGGTAGCTTACAGCAAAATACCGAAGGGAATCAGCATAATGTGAACTCCAGTCATGTAGCGGGTTGGACTTGTAGACCCCCAGGCGCTCGTCGAACTCTTTCCGGTAGCGGCGAATGGCCCGCAGCCCATCCTGGCACCCACCATCGGAACTATTGAACCAGCAGCGGGGGATGATCTGGCGCACGGAATGGATCCCGTCTTCTATTGAGCCGAGCGGGGCTATCTTGAAATTAATCCCCAGCTTCCTGGCAGTGGCCAGACGGCTGCGCCCAGGGCCCAACTCTCGAACGCGAACATCATGGGGGGCGAAATGGTCCCCGTACACGATGCCGCTCTTCGCCCGATAGTCATGCAGATAGTTGACGTAGTGTTGCAACCCTTCCCCCGAATTCTCGTATGAATGGATCACTCGGAATTCTTGCAAAAACGGCTGGATGAACCAGATAGCGGTGGAATCCGCCATCCCCAGATCCCAGCTTGTTATCACGGGGATCGATGGCTCCGGGAGGATAGGGAGGACTTGCTCGTCGTTGATGTATTTCGCGTAATAGGCCCCATCGCGATTAGATAAGCAGTCGCCTTCCCAAATATGCTGGTAAAGGTCTTTATTTTTCGACCGCATGTGGAGCCGCTCGCGATCTAGTTCAGGCGGGAAAAACGGATTGTCCTGCCAATTAACTTTTATGAGGGCCGTATCAGGGGGGGTGTTTACGCAAAATCGCTGGTAGGTGTCGTCCAGTTCGTCCAGCGGGTTGAAGCTGCACCATATCTCGGAGCCCTGTGACCGGATTGTCGGGATCAGGGTTTCCCACGAAGACCGAGTAACTGACTCAGCCTCTTCCACCCAGACCCTGTCGATCCCCTCCATCGATTTAATCTTAGTCACATTCGACCGAAGCCCTTCGAAAAGGAAACGGGACCCATTTTCACCCAGGATCTGTGTGCGCTGCACATCGAAAAAAGAACCCGCACCCAGGCGGTCGATTGTGTCAGAGAGTAGCTGAAGCACTGAATCGGAAATCGACCTCTGGATCTCGCGGGCGCAAAGGATCCGTGTCGGACGGGAGCATGCCTCGGCCACTAACAGGGCCGCGATTGTCCAGGATTTACCTGACCCCCGGCCCCCATAGGCTATTTTGTACCGGTGTGGTTCCAGGAATGGCAACCAGGTCGGCGTAAGGTCAACCTTCAATAAAGTCTCCGGGAAGAGTCATGGGCTCGGGATCCCTGGTTACATGGATCTCAATCGTCGGGAATAGCTTCCTTCCATCTTCACCCAGGTGTTCAACCTGCTTCCGCTTCGGATAAATGTATTGCGCCACTTCCTTCGCCATCGAGCCAGCCAGGGCGTGGTCCCCTTTCTTGGTTGCAAGGTTCGCAATCCGGACCATTTCTCGCACGGGGTCATACTTCAATTCGTCCAGAATCGCCCGAACGCCGGCGGTTGGCTTGTTCGGTGTCCCCTTCTTTCGGCCTCCTGTTTTTTTCGAGCCCTTAATGCACGACATGAAAACCTACCTTAGATTTAGCAAATCCTTTTAAAACAAAGACTAACAGAAAGCGGATAGTCGCATGTGGCAACATGACCGTCATAATGCCCATCGTTCGGATCCCCATCCATGGATTCAGCCCCAATCTAGCCTGCAAAACCTGGAGATATTTAGCCATCAGCCGGCGTGTCTTCCAGCAATTCGATCAACCGACTCAGATACCACTTTGCCTTGTGGAGGTCCTGGGTCGGGTGGCCTTTGAGCTTATAGCGCCAGATGTACTTCACAACGCTGCCCCTCAAAAAACCCTCAAACTGGTCGTCACGCATGGAGGCTTGGATCGCATCGATGCATTCAATCGCGTCGTCCCGGGTATAGTGGTCAGGGTGATCCACCGGATCGTTATCGGTCATTCGATCAGCCCTATGTCCTTGGCTATCTTTTCCAAGTCGGCGCGAGGGGAAACCCATCCAGGCGGCTTACCGATCTGGCCATCCTTTCGATAGCAGATGCCTGCTTCTGGATCCTCCCATTCCATTACTGTCTGATCGGGCGAACCCAAAACCTTCCTGAAGTTTGCGGTCAACACAGCTTTCCAGGCCCGATTCGCCCCATCAACCCCGATCAAGCTAATCAGGGCGCCGGCAGAAACCACAATGGTATCGACCAGGGCATCGATCACTTCGACCTCATCCTCAACACACCCCCCAGCAGCCGCTGCAAGTTCGGCAGCTTCCTCCTGAACATGGGCCGCATATTTTGAACACTGGACGACATCCAACCCCTCAATCGACTGGCCGGCTAATGTCATAAATTGCGACTGATCTGTAAAAATATTCATAGGCTCCATTCAAGTTTGAGATAGGACGTAATTTCGTCTTTCGCCGCCTCCCATCCATAGCAGCAAACAGCCCTATAGCCGTATTCCTTGTATTTCTCCAGCCAGGCGTCCTGGGCCGGACTGAGTCGGCCACCTTTCACCTTCAGTTCAATCCGCAACCCGTGC